CCAACCCCACGATAGACCACCGAAGCCGACCTCTACCGTGGAATTTACACGTCTAAACTCAACATATGCATTAGTTTGATTTGAGTTGATGTTTCTTGGCTTATATTTGACATCGCCAAACAAAACAGACCAAGCGTTAGAGCCGGTTCCAGCGGTCTTTTTGATCCACTTGACAGCCCCATTCTTCGCTGTCGTATCGGTATATATCGTACCGATATCAGCGTTTAGAGCGTACGGAAAGCCTTGGCCTTTTAATTCGCCACTAGCACCACCACCAGATCCAACTGAGCGTTTTAACTCTTCCAAGTCGTTTTTGCTTGCGAGTTGGCTTGTGTCAATCGTTGGCAATTTTGATTGCGTGACAAACGGATCACCACCGTTTTGGAGTTTGGTGTCAATGAGAGCGTCCAGACCTAAGTCAACGTGCTTCTCTTTGATGTTGGTGGTCATCTGTGCTTGTAATGTCGCATAAGTCGGAAATAACTCGTAAGCTTTGGTAGTCTGTAATGCTCCGCCTTGGTTGGCTTGAAGCGCCCCAATATCACGACCAATGGATTCTATAGCTTTTTTTAATTTATCCATTCAGTACCTCTTAGAGGGTATTTTTGGCGCTGTTATAAATTTGTACAAAGTCAGTATTTTCAAGATCAGTAAATTTCTGACCAAGCTCGGTCATTTTGGACACGATCGCACTATCTGAGCTTCCGCCAGCTTGGATCTTTTCAGCGATCTCTTTGAGAGTGTCCAGCTCTTCTGGAACACCCTCGCCAAGGATTGCCGTTTTGACACCAGCGATTGCAGTGTTAAGTTGCTCTTGCGTGATGCCACCTTGACCAACCTCTGACTTCTCTGCCTTGTTTGCGAGTTGCGTTTTGATATCCTTGATATCCGTACCGACTGCTTGAACGAATTTAGTTAATTTTTCTGTGTTTAAAGTCATTTATATGTCCTTTCTAAATTTTAGCTAGATTGTATAGTGTAGTTAAATCTGGCAACTCTTCTGCTTGTGGGCCATTTGGATGTTCTGCGATGTACTTGTCGATTTCAGTCTTGACATCGTTTTTTACAAGCGATAAGACTTCCTCAGTCGTGAATTCTTCCGCAGATTTCGTAACCTCTAGCCGAGCGCTTCTGTCACTTGGAAAAATGTATCCATCACAAACAACTTCAACAAGATATGACCCTATCGGCAATGCCTTTTCGATTTTGAAAGTAACTCTGGACTTATCCACTGTACTCTCAAATGTGGCCTTTCCTTTTTGGTTAAAGATCCTGATTGTGGCATTTTTGCCATTAAGCTCGCTGATCGGGTGCATGTTTTCGTCCAGTAGCTCATAGCCAAATAAAGAGGCGCTATCTCCTTGTTTAACAATAGCACCACCTTCAAATTGCTTTAGATTCGTAGAATTTAATAGTGTCATTAAATCCTCCTTTGTTTTAAGAGAATGATCCGAAGTCTGTAATCCGTTGACCATTCTCTGATTGACCGACTGCCACATAGCGACGATTGCCGGACGCACCGATGTAAGTGATCCAGATATAACCATCGTTATCTAACCAGCCGTCGTAATTGATTTCTTGGCCAGCAGTATAGACTGCCACAATCTCACCAGCAAGCCCAGCAGACGCACGTACATTAAGAGCTGAAACTTCGACAGTAAATGTGCCTGTCTCTGAGTTGAATCCGCTAGAATCAACCGTAAGTGGCTCAGCTGGTGTGATAGGTGTTACTTCTGCCGGTTGATCATCGACTGGGAAGTAAAACCAACCTACGATACCATCAAAATTGCGTGTATTGTAGCGTGCTGGGCCACCGACATACAAGCTGTCAGCGTTACCGTCAATATTCTGCTCGATGGTTCGCATGGTGTAGCCATCTGAGTCTTCGATGACTAGCCCAGTGTGGCCGTATGAATGACCTGCGATGTAAGTTGTGTCTTGGACGAATGCTGCACCAGCACGAGGAGCAGACGACACATCACCCACCACATTGTAGACAACCTCATTGCCAGCATCTCTAGCAGAGTTGAGCAAGTCGATCGCATTTCCCCACAAAGACTTACCAAAAAAAGTAATTGACAAATCATTTACTTCGTCTACGCATTGTGTTCCGTGGCATCCATCAGCATCGGCACCTACTCCAGCATCAGCATTAGCTTTCACATGATTGATCAAGTCAATAGTTCTTACCATTTTATTTCTCCTTTAAATCAAAAGCCACCACCCAAAAATAGGCAGTGGCTAACAAAAAGATTGTAGTTTTAAGAGCCAGTCTTTTAATCAGCATTTGGCTCGTAATAGTTAAGCGCACGCTTGCTATCGCTTAGACCTGTTGTGGTAGGGTCATTAACGACACCGACCAAAACAAAGACCACAAATAGCACATTGACAAATACCAGGATTTTATCAACAGTTTGGCCAAACTCCAACTTGATACCAAAGATATCTGCAAAAGCTTGGAAGAGCAATGCAAGAGCTGGCACAAGAGCGAGCCAAAAGTTTTTGTTTTTCAAACGTACAGTCCAGTTGATTTTCATAGTTTTTTCCTCTAATCTTTCTTGTTTTGAATTAATGCTTTAAGTTCCTTCATATCCTCGCTCAAGGCCTTGACCTGCTCTGCGAGGATTAAAAGAGACTTATTCTGTTCATCGTGGTTGTCGAGTCGTCTTACTGCAGTAAGACGGAAGTCACGCATATTTTCGATATCCTTTTCGATAACGACCATGCGTTTCTCTTGTGCCACGACGCTTCCTTTAAAATTTCCGTAAATTCCAAGTAAGACACCGACAAATCCGATGATCATCGAAATGTCCTCTGGTGTAAAGTGGATCATAGATCACGCCCCTCTCTGATTAAAGTACTGGTTGTGGTGTAGCTGTCGCAACCGGTTGAGTTTCAAGATCTCCACTTGGTTGTGCTGGCTTAGATTCTTTCGGAAGCTCCCATTTCCAAACTGCCAGTTTTCCATCTTGCGACAATTTACCTTCTAGTTCTTCCACTGATTCGCCATTGTAGGTAAAATCATTATTTACTTGCACAAGCACACGAGTGCCTTCGCCATATTTAGCGATGTGATTTGGATTATTAACGACAAAGATATCGTGCGCTTTATATTCCTTGCCAATTTGGCCAGTTTCTACCAATTCCAATCCACGAGCATACAGAGTTGGATCAAGTGGATTGTCCGTATCTGTTACACGAGCGAGAACCGACCAATCAGCCACTGATTTGATGCTTTGGATTTGTTGCGTCATCGCTTCATTTTCCTTGGTCAATTCTTGGATTTTAGCGATAGCGTTATTGTTGGCCTCGACAGACTTGTCAAGCTCTTTCTTGATGGCTACGACAGCCCCAGATGTATCCAATTCCATGCGGACGATGTTTAATACTGCTTCAACCAATGTCGCATCATCTTCGGCCATGCGATTTGTTGGCAAAATTTCCTCAAATACACGGTATGGAAAATCTTGCTTGATTGCCACCTTGGTGGTGTTAGCTACTGCATCGTATGATTTAAATTGTACTTTATAATCCATTATTTAGTTACCTCGTTTTTGTTTTTGATTTTGTCGAACAGTGCCTTCAATTCAGCATCAGATTCGATAGTGTTGCGATAGTTTTCAACTTCTTGAGCAAGTTGCGCTACTTGTGCTTGTAAATCGGTGAAACGAGCCTTAAACTCAATTTCACCAAGCGTCTTGTCACTCAATTGCTTATTTAATTCAGCAACCATTGAAAGTAAAATGTTTTCGTTCATTATTCCTCCTCTAACCAATATGCGGTCTGCTATAGCTCCAAGCATCAAGCGAGTCCTGTATTTTATTTTTCATCGCATCAGACATCGTGACTTGTCCCTTAGCATGCGCCCACAGTTTCCATAATGCTGCGATGCTCTCTACTAAATTTATAAACTTAGTAGGATTATCAGTAGCGCCCCTAGTTTCCTTTGGTATGACAAAAGACCTAGCCCAAATTTCTGAATTTTTATTCCAAATACCGGGCGTGATAATTTGCGAAACATTCGAAAACCGCCAGCCATCATCGCTTTGCGAGTGTTTGAAATGGATGTGGTCTCCAAATTGATAGATATTATCAAGTGTACTGTTGGCATTGTTATCGATTACGATGCCCGCAAATGATGGTGAGTTCCAATTCTCTGTACCGTTACGATTGCTACCGATAATAGTCTTAGCATGTTTATGTCCGTTTTCGACACTTGCCTCATAACGTATAAATTGAGTAGGATAACCATTGAAGATTCGTCTTATAGATGCAGTATCTGCCATCATATTTAACGAACTATTATCTAAATCAAACACCATTGACCCTGTGTTGGATGTTAATCGCCCACCCTGTACTCTCTCAGCAGCCACATCGATAGATTTTAACTGTGTGATAAACGCTTTTTGGGAAATCAGTTCTCTAATAAATGCTTGATTAGCAAGCAATTTCTGGATTAAAGCGTAGTCAACTTGTAGCTTATCAGCTGTGACTGCATTACTGGCAAGAATCTGAGTTGTTACTGATCCGGATTCCATGTGACCGGTTCGAACACTTTGGGAGGCTAGATGCCGGCTTGTGATAGATCCATCAACTACCATGTCACCTTTTACTTTGATTAATTGAGCGATCAAAGCAATGGATTCTGGCTCTTGTACCATCAGGGAACTAATCGTTCTTCCATTGATGGTTTTTCCAGTACCGAAGGAAATTTGACTTGGTGTGATTTGGATATCCGTTTTTCTCAACATATCACCAATTTGGCTAGTGATTGTTGAAAATTGCCCATCTACTGTCTGCTTGTACTCAGCAAGCTTAGAAGATATAACTTGGTCATTATTTTGCTTTAAATCTTCAAGTCTTCTTGTGATTCCGGCTACATCTTCATCATACTTAGATTTCGCTATATAGCCTTGCCCCAAAATCTGTCTGGTTGCTTTTACAGCATCAACAGCAGCCTTCTCTGAGTAGGTCTGCATGCGTTGTTCAAGTTCACCGTTTGGGCCTGTTTTAGTCTCTAATTTAGTTAATTGAGTAGAGAGACCTTGAATTGTCCTCTCAAACGTAGCTTGTGCTTGTTCAACCAAATAATTTTGATCTTCTGGGGCAGGCCCTGCATCTGTTCTGGTAGTACTTTGTGTTAGCTCCACCTTTTTGAATGAAATTGAGCCTGCTTCACTATAGCCAATAATGATGCGCCAGAAATCAAACTCATCGCTTTTGTCTAAGGAAGGAACAGAAACCTTGTACAACTGCCAGTCATCTGTTAATTGAAATTGAGCAGTGATTCTTTCTGGATTGCCTCCAGATTTTCTATTCTCACGCAATGAAGCCCACATTGTCCCAGAACCACTATTTCTTTTAGCATAAAATGAAATTGTATAAGGCTCTCCTTTTTCTAGAAGATCCAAAGCGGTTGTTTTTTTTGTGGCCCAGCTTGGTGCTGTGCTAGAAAATAGCTGTGCTTGCTTCCAAGTGTTAGTGTTACCTGAAATGGTATAAACACCATTTTCTGCCGTGCCGGTTGAATCACTTGAGTCGCCATGAGTGAAAAACCACAAACCACGAGAGAAATCATAATCTTCTGCGTAGTTCCTTGAACCAACTTTTAGAGTTGTGAATTCTTCTTTGATGCCATTCACTGTCTGCTCAACATAAGAGCGATCTGCTTTGCCATTCGTGACATTGGTCAGGTCAGAGATGGCTTTTTCAGTCGTCTGCTCAAATCTAGATTGTGCGCCTTGAATGCCAGTGAATTGGCTCTGTGTCTGAGCTTTGAAATCGCTCATCAACTTCTGGATATCTGCATCACTAGTTTTCAACTGGTCAGCAGTAGACTTTAGCTCTTCCATTTTGACTTCAATGCCGTTGTATTGAGCTTTAAATTCTTCTACAATTTCATTTTTATTAGCTTGTTTTGCTGAATTGATCTTGTCAGTGACTTGCGCTGAGATTTCTTGCTTAACCACTTCAGCTTGTGCTTTGGCTTGCTCAATCCCGTCCGAGATTTTATGTTCCAGGTCTTTTGCTTGCTTGTCATACTCAGCATTTGCATTGTCTACAAGCTTTTGTACTTTTGCCTCGTATTCCGCATCATAAGACTTCATTTTCTTATCAACAGAATCATTGACCATGCCTGATATAGAGTCTGCCAAAGTTCTTGTTACTTCACCAAATCCGATGCTGACAAGTTTGATGCTCATTGGATTAAACTTGTATTTCGTGATCTTTTTTCGCAAATCCACATCGTAGTCCTCGTGGAAGATGCTCACGATATCAAACATGTGTGCTGGTTGATCTGCCTGGCCTACAACATCGATTTCAAGACTCTCTTCAATCATGTCACACAGAGTTTCACGGAAATAGCGCTTGCCATATTCCTCAAGCGTTTTTTGATCCACGACATCCTGATCTTGTACTTCCATATCCGCTTCGTAGATATGCTTGTATTTATTGATCAGTGGGCTGTCAATGGTCACGGTTAAGATCTGATCTTTCTTTCCTTCCTCGTGCGCTTCGATAACCTTTTTAAAATGGATCCGTGTTCTCAACTCTTTAGTGGATTTCGATTCTTGGAACGATTTCATGTTTTTCTTATAGGCAAACAATGATTCATTTTCGATTCCACCATGTTCCAGCAATCGAACACTGTACTTGTCACGGACAAGGTCTCCACCCCATTGCCCAACGATGGAATGCTTGTCTTTGGCCAAGGCTTCCATCGCTGAGACATCTTTAAGATTGAGGGTGTGTTTTGACATCACATCGGAGAAAAATGTGAATGGTGTTTCTCGTTTAAATCCGGCAACAAGCGCATTCATTACAGTTGCTCCATTCACTCGATCGACATTGATCTTGTTGATAGAATATCCATTGAGTAATGTTGCTACTTGATTAGCATACACAGTGACATATCCGTGTTGCTTCTCGACTTCAAAGATAGTAAAGTACTGTTCGCCATGCAAATCGTCAGCAACTAATTCTGTTTCCGGAGTTAACAATGCCCATTTTGAATCTGATGTAGGGAATTTAAAGGTAAGTTGATATGTGCTGTTAGCTTCTTGAACAATTTCGGAGCTAAAAGCTTCATTAAGAGGAAAGTTTCCCTCTTGCAGATAGATCATACTTTATACCTCCAATTCCCTTTTATTGTGACTTTTGAGACGGTACCTGAAACTGCAATACCAGACGTACCTGGAGCGATTTCAAAGAAGCCACCTCTTTTTCTCAAGGTGTTTTTCAGATTTCCGTTTTTGTCATAGACATTTTGTTTTTTGTGACGACAGTCAATTGTTGCTTTCGTATCAATCGTAAGTTGCATGGTTTGCTTACCAATCGTAAGCGTCACATCACCATTTCCCTCAACTGTGATGACCGGTTCAGAATAGACTGTGCCAGGGTTCGTCACAGTCCCGTCGCTTGTCAACACGACTTCCGTATTGTTTTTCTGATAGCGGAAAGGATGCATCTTGAGCTTGATTTCCAGTGTCCAAGCATGGATGCCGTTCTGTCTGAAACTTGAGCCAGCATAGTCAGCGTAAAAAATAGAGCCTGGTCGATGCCCAAACTCTACTACATTATTCTGCTGATTGAATTGATTGAGGACTTTCTGGACCTCTTCTTCTTTTACTACATAGAGGCTGACAGTCTTATCGTAGCCATCATAAGCACCATCATATATTGGATAATCACCGTTGGCCCCATAAATCGTATTATTGTCAAAACGTGGCTGAGCCATTTGCTCCTCACCGTAATCGGTGACATAGCAGTTTGGGATTGTTCCAGTGTCAAACCCATTAATAATCATGTTAAACATTAGATTCCCTCCCTTGCCATGATTTTAGAATAGCGTTGGTAGCTATTTTGCGCCAAAACATTGCCATCTAGATAGGTTTCTGATGGTTTCTCAAGGATAGCAGTCAATAACTTTTCTAAACTTGACCTCAGAAACGCAATCTCAGCAACGACATTTTGACCATCGTACTCATTGCCACCTTTATTATCGATTAGCACGATTTCCCGATTGGCTTTTTCCATCTCTTTCAGAAATTTCGCATCCTCTGGAATACCGATACCGGACGCATACTTAGGAATTCCGAGTTTTTGCATCAAACGTCTGGTCTTATCCGCACGCAAGACCTTGGATCCACGAGGCAGTGGCATGATGACATCTCGACCTTCCGGGATGAAGCTCCGTCCATCTGGTAACGTGACCATCTCACGATAGACCGCATTGCGCTGGTCGTTGACCATAGCAAGTCCACCTGGGTGATAATCTGTACCATCTTTGTGCCCGAATAATCTTCCGACGGTATTCACCACACGATTGACTACTTCTGTAGCTGTGATGGTAGTATGCCAACTTGTAGGGATTGATTGAATAGCCCCGCTTGCAGAGTTCGCAGCATTAATTGCACTATTAGCATCACCAGTCATATACTTCGTAGGACTATAGAGGGCGTTCCATTCATTCTGCTTGTTGATAGCAGATTGTCCCGCATTTACTGCACTACTAGCATCCCCAACCTGTGGCTTAGTTGGCGATGGAGTTGCGTTCCATTCATTCTGCTTGTTAATGGCAGATTGCCCTGCGTTGACGGCATTGCTTGCGTCTGCAGTGATTGGCTTCGTAGGTACTTGATAGTTGTTGACTGCTCCATAAGCCTCAACGGCTTGATTCTTGCCGGCTACAGCACCACTTGCATCCGCATTGATGTTGGTGTTTGTCTCCTTCGGAATGTTCAGGATATCGTTCATTACCTGGGAGATAACTTTGCTGGAATTGTCTTTCGCATTGATTGGGATATTAGGATTCATCCCGACAAGCAAGTTAAGGGCTTGCTGGATTTTAGTAACCTCACCAGTTGCTAAATCTTTAGCAATAAGCTCTTTCTGCTCCGGACTCAACTGATTCCATTTCTGTAAGGTAGAGATAGCAAGGTTCCCAGAGTTGAGGAATGCCTCGTTCTTCATCAGCATTTCTTTGACTTCTACTGGTAGGGCGTTCCATTGAGCGAGTGCCTCCTTGTTTTCAAGGATAGCCTGCATACCTTTGTGACCGTCTAAAACGAGTTCTTTCTGTTCGAGAGTCAGTTCATTCCATTTACCGGTTTCGACCAAAGTCTCACCAATCAACATCTTAGCGTTGGTCTCAAGGATGGCATTCTTCAGGATGAATTCAATCGAATTCCAACCATTTTCTGCTTCCAAGACCTTGGAAATTTCTTCCTTGGCGTTCGTCTTGATTTCACCCTTTTTATCATCAAGTACGAGCGAATTCCAGACTGTGTTCGCCTCAGCGGTTTCCTTACTCATGTTAGCCATGGACTTCGCAACGATTCCGGATGATGTTGTGACAGTATCAGCAGCAGAACGCATATACTCTTCAAACTGCTTAACATCTAACCCAAGAGCTCCCATCCGTGATTTAACGCCTTGAAGGGCCTCTTTACTCCAACGACCATTGTAGTTGTCGAGGAAGCTCTTCTCCAACTCCATATACTTTTGTTGGTAGGCTTCTTTACGTGCCAGATGCTCTGCTTCAAGCTCATCTAACTTTTGATTGCGCTCTTGAATACCTTTTACGGAATCATCGTTTTTATATGCCTCTTTGATAGCTTGCTTACGCTTCTCGTAGACCTTCTCTTCTTCCTTGACCCAATCAGTGACCACCTTCAACGCATCTCTACGCTGCGTTTCATTCATGGATTTGACATCGCCATTCATGGCTTGCATGATAGCGTGTTTCTTATCCTTAGAAACATTCAGCAAGTCCAATTCCTGGCTAATCATTTCGTGTTGAATGTTGGAAACAATGGCTTTTTCTTCAATTGTCAGGTCTCTGTGTTGGTCCTTAGCATTTTGATAGATGCGACCGACCTCTTCGGTCATATTCCTGACATTTACTTTGGTTTGTTCAAGTTGCTCTTCTTGGTGCTTACGAACCTCTTCGCTCATGCCGACTTCTTTAGCGAGAGCTTGTAATTTCTCTTTCTTCTCATCGATCAGCTTGTCAATCTCACTATTGAGCTTTTCAAATGAGGCCTTGACATTATCGACATTTCCAGCAGTTGCCCCAAAATCAACGATAGCCTTGTTGGCTTCGTCCACTTTGGATTTAAAACCGCTCAGTTGTTCATCTTGGACCTTGCTGACGGATGTACCCCAGCGCTGTGTCCTATTCTCAGCCTCAGCCATCTGCTCAGCGATATAAGTTAAGCCGACTAGTGTCGCACCACCGAGCAGGACTCCCCAAGTGGCACCACTACCAAGCGAGGCTACTGCAGTAGATAATAAGCTTGTACTTGTGCTAGCTTCAGCAGTTGCAGTCCCTACTTGACCAATGCTTGCGGACAGGGCTTTAAATCCACCAGCCACAGAGCCAGCATCTTTAAATGTTTTGATAGCACCAGATACTTTGCCAATGCCACTAACAAGACTTCCGAAACCTTTAGTCAAGCCACCAATGATTCCGAGACCACCACCTAGCAATTTCAGAGCGGGCCCAGCGGCCGCTCCCATCAAGCCCCATTTGATGATATTCTGTTGTTGTTCAGATGACATCTTGCTAAACTTCTCAGCCATCTCAGACAGAGTTTTCAGCCAAGGTTTAGCAGCATCTAGTCCACTATTCAGGGCCTTCAGCAATGGGCCACCAAATTCGATAGCGATATCCGTAATCTTGTTTTTAAAGATTTTCAACTGTGATTCAGTGGTTTCGTACCGCTTACGAGCTTCTTCAGTCAGCGCACTGTTTTTCTTCCATGCACTGTTTGAGCGATTTACCGCATCTGTCATTGTGTCAGATGCTGATGCAAGAGATTTCAGCATATTTCCTTGTCGGATACCTTGCATTCCAAGTTCGTCAAGGATGCCGTCCATGTTCTTGCCTTCGTCAGTGGCTTTTTGCAACCCTTTGATAAAAGATTGCAAGGCTTGCGCTGGCTTCTCTTTCCATGCTTTGCTGAACTGCTCAGACGTCATTCCTGCAGTTTGGGCAATCAGTTGTAATTTTTCAGTGGCACCTTTTCCGACTCCAGACACCGCTTTTCCGATGCCTGTAAGAGTTTGTGTCATGGCAGTACCACCAGCCTCGGCTTCGATACCAACACTACTCATAGCAGTTGCAAGCCCAAGGATTTCAGGAGTGGTTAAGCCAGCAAGTTTTCCTCCAGCCGCCAAGCGGTTTGTCATTTCAACAATATCACGCTCAGTCGTCGCAAAGTGGTTACCCAAATCAACGACCGCAGATCCAAAGTGACTGGACCATTCACCCAGGTCATTTTTCGAGACCTTCATGATGTTCCCGATTTTGGCAATCGAGGAGGCGGCTTCTTCTGCACTCAAGTTGGTTGATACGCCGAGATTTACCATTGTTTTAGAAAACTCTTTGATTGCCCCAACTGGTACACCTAATTGTCCCGCTGCTTCTGCAACGTGTGCAATTTCAACCGCACTAGATGGCATTTCCTTAGCCATATTCCGAATGCTTGCAGAGAGCTTATCAAACTGTTGAGGTGTCCCATTAACCGTCTTTTTGACCCCGGCAAAGGCACTTTCGTAGTCGATTGCAGCCTTGAGCGCAAATCCAGCACTAGCGACAAGAGGGGCAGTGAGACCTTTTGTTAAAGTCCCGCCAAGGTCAGAAACCTTCTTACCAAAGTTCTGAATGTTTTCTCCGCCTTTTTTGATACTCTGCCCAAGAGCCTCCATCCGACCGGAGAAACTATTTTCTCGAGCAACAGCTTTCAAAGCTTGCTCGACTTTATACAATTGACCTTCCATTGCAGATAACTTCGCATTCTCACGCTCGATATCCGCAGCGGCTTTGTCATACTTAGCAGATCCAGGATCAAGTTTGTCAAACCCTTTCTTCATCTGATCAAGGACATTTTTCTGTGCCTCAATCGCCTGACCAAGTGATTTATACTTTGATTTCAGTAAATCTGCATTATTTCCATGAGATTTTAAAGTGCTGTCGAGTGCCTTGACGTTATTTTGGAAATACTTCACCGCATTCTTCGCACTTGTTAAGCTAGGATTGAACTTTGACACGTCCAGCCCTAGTTCGATATACATTTGTCCTAGTGGCGTTCCACCTGCCATTTTTCCTCCTTCGAAATAAAAAAGCCTTTAAAAAGGCTTTACTTTATATCCCGTCAAATATGTCTGCAATATCTAGCGGAGTTTCGTCTTCCGGATCGCTACTTGTATCGACGATACCGATTAAGTCATCCCAGCTAATATCCATAACCTCATTGATACTCATATTGTACGGACCATTAGAGACATTTTTGACAAATTTATAAAAATGCTTTAAAGCATCTTTGGGATCTATTGTTTCCCCTTTGGGTCCACATCACCTACCAGATGAGCGTAGATGTCCATAAATACTTCAATGATTTTCGCAAAGTCTGTATGCTCCAGCAATTGTTCAACTGTAACATTTTCAAAAAGCGAAGCGATAAAGTTTAACTGTTGATCCAATTTTTCAACTTCTGACTTTTCAGACGTGAGCGAGTCATTGAGTACAAGATAGTCACGATAGTCACGAGTAGTGATTTCTTTACTGGAGTATAGGACATCTTCGCCTTTCTCGTTCTTCATAGTGAATGTAATTTTAGCCATTTTGTTTTCCCTTCTAAATTAAAAAGCACCTTGCGGTGCCTTCTTTTATTTCGTCCAGTTATTTTTCCCGAATTCGACCTTTGTGACATCCTTAGACGCATTACTTTGCTTCATCGCAAAAATGATAGTCACATGACCTTCCTTGCCAGCCTGGAAGACGACGCTGGAATCCGAATTGATAGCTACAGTATTGTCATTTGAAACTACCGAGTCGAATCCAAGATATTCCCCATCTTCGTCACTCGCAAAGAATTTTCTAGGGTTTAATTCAACATTTGATGTATCCTTATTATTAATTGTCAGGGTGACGGTGACAGCTTTGTACTCATTTTTATCATGTTCCATAGCGAGTAACCCTGAAGTGTCTTTTTTCGGTTCCCCAACTGTCATTTCAGTCTGATCAAACAGGACCGGTTCCCCGAACTGATAGCGGTATTCTCCTTCGCTTAATGTAAAATCGATAGCCTCAGAAGCAAGCGTGTGATCTACTGCAAAGACATAAGTAAAAAATCTAGATTTGATATTCTCAATCCGTTCCTTGTCTTCTTTGAGACTCTCATATTTCTTTTCTAGCTTAGATTTCTCGCTCATCGCAGAGAATAACAGCCCTGACATCGTTACTAATCCGATACCAAATGCAATAGTTAATAAAATCAAAATCGAATGTTTATTCTTTTTCATCGCAAACCTCCACAATCTTATTTTACCAAAAATTGAAAAGGTTTACAATATTAAGATAATAAAACAAAGGGGCTAGATGCCCCCGTTTTATTTTATCCGCCTGCTACGATACCAAGTTTGGTTTTAAGTTTCTGAACCTTAGTATCATCTTTACCAAAGTACATTGCTCCATACTTGTCTTTGGAGTCTTCTGCAGTAGAAGCTCCAGCGGTAAAGGTTACGTTGGTAGTAGCAAGTTCATCTGCCTTGTCCTTGATCGTGTTCAAGTCGATGGCATCCATTGAGAGGTTCCCTTTGTAGAATCCGTAAAGGGCAAGCTCTCCGCTCGCTGTACTTGATTCAAGCAAGATAGAAACATCCGCTGATACAGTGTCAGCACCAAATTCGAGGATATCATCTGTATCAGTGTATCCAAGTGCTTTAGCGTACAATGCAACTGGGATGTCCAAGAGTCCTAACTCAACCTTCAAGTCACCAACACCACGATTGTTTACGTGGTAAGCGATGTTACTACCAAATGTCTTAGTAGGATCATTTGCCAAACCAGTGATTTTAGCAGTTTGTGTAGCACCTTCTCCCTTTTTACCTTGAATAGTAAAGACGTTAGTGCCTTCTGTCGGTGTTCCACCGTCTAGGATGCGAACAGTTAAACTCTTAAAGCCGACTGTTGCTGTACCTTGTTTTTCTTTTCCCATTATTTAAAATTCCTTTCTAATAGTCGTCATATAGAGAGCTTTTCCCTCTGTATGTCCGAGCATCTACATAACGTTTAATTTCCGGGATCCATGTATCTAGACCCCCGTCTGTTTGGTAGAAGCCTTCTGACTCCATGACTTTCTCAATAGCACCTTGCAATTCCTTGCATTTGATGCGGTCAGTAGACTCTACGTTGATTTGATAGAGAAAAGTCTTTGACAGACTTGTATTGCTTCCACGGTCGTTTTGAAGAGGAGGGCCGACCGGAATGATGACAATGCTCGGCTCCTTCTCAGAAAGCGTCTCAGGACGCTTAAACGACTTGATAGAAATCCCAGAAAATGCCTCATCGCTTTTTAAGGCGTTGTAAATTTCGGTCAATTTATCTTTAATCATCCAAGTCCCTCCGCTTTTAGTTTAGAAGCCAGTCTGTATTTAAACTTCTCTTTGTTTGCCTCTGAAAATCTTCGAATCACGCCAAAACCTCGAGGATGTGCCTTCTTCGCATAGCCGAATTCACTCAAGTGGACCAAGCGCCAGCGTGAACCAGGGCCAAATCCAAGTTTGACCATTGGGACACCTTCAAAGCTTCCAGTGACATTCCCAATAGTTACGCTTTCGATGGTTTCCCCTTTTCGTCTGTAAACCCCTAAGGCGCTTTTGAAATCGTCAATGGTCTCAGTCGCAGCACCTTTTAGTGCCTTGTTGGCTGAACGTCTCACCTTTTCGTCTCCAAGCTTTGCTTCTAGATTCCGGATCACTTCCTCGAATCCTACCAGTGTCGCACCACTACTCATCCCGACCACCTCCGATAATGACGATTAAGAAATCACGATTATCATAATCAGGACGAACGTCGATGATGTTCCAATGCTTCCCTTGTAAGCGTTGGTCCATCACCTCCACGAAATGCCGGACATCTGGCTGGTAGCTAGTCAGTGGATCCCGAATTTTCAAAGTCATTTTTGCAACCATCGATTTACCAGTGGAGATTTCAATATCCTTCATGCTAGGAGAGTAGGCTTTTGCAAAAGTGAAAAATGCCTTCTCAAAGCTAACATCTCGACCATCCAAACCGTCCTCCACCTTAGAAGTATAGAAGGTGACAGGCGTTCTTAGGTCCCCATTGGTCGCTTCCGGTTGCTTGTATTTAAAGTTAGGCTTCAATGCCCTGTGTTGCTACTTCTTCTGTTGTCGTTTTAGGAGCAGTCCCGACCACTGGATTGATGAAACCAGGTAGTTTTTCCATCAGTTCCTTTCGTCGAGCTTCATCCGTTTCAAATGTAGTTCCGACTTTGCGGAGCACATTTTCTTTTAAATCGAAAAATTCTTTTAAAACTTCGACCATGTTCCCTCCTACTGATAATTATTAAGAGACAGCTCCAAAATCTCACCCTGGAAATTCGCATAGAAAAACTCAACCTGGTCATTATAGAGATATCTCGAACGCTCAAGGATTAATTCTTCCACACGGCTATCGCTGGCATCAAATGAATACGTAAGGTCCAGAATCGCTCTTTCTGACGAAGTGAGCATGCGTGAGAGATTGGCATCCTCTGCTTTATGAAAGATTTTCATCCGCTCCTTGAATGCTCCTAGAAGCGGATGAAGTTGTTTAGTTTCTTCCATTCGGTGTCACCACCTATTATTTAATTTTCAATTCCCAAACAGCAGCAGTCTTCTCATCGTGAGCCTTACCGTGAGCAAATTGCTTAGCAGTGTAGAGGTTCAAATCTTCGAGAGCGTAAGTCTCAGTGAAGCGACCAAACTCGATTCCACCACCTACGAATGCATCATAGCGCCCTTTAACAAATGTAGTCACTTTACCAGCAGTCTGAGCAACTGACTCAACCAAGATCAAGTTGTACGGCATTGCAGTCACATACGCTCCTTGAGCGTTCAAGGAAGTGTATTGTTTCTTGACATCCCATGCATCTGCTGTGTTGACCACCATCACGACATTCCCTTCAACTGCCACTGGATTGCCGTCAGACTTAACAGAGTGATGTTTGTACACCGCAGTCAATTCTTTGACAACAGTTGCAGAGTCAGCAAATGTAAGTTTTGCAGTTTCAACAGCTTTTTCTGCATAAGTTGTTTTACCACCAGACGCAGTTCCAGTGAGGGTACGAGATAGACCAATAGGTTTGTCGTCTCCGTCACCGTTCAAGAAAGCAGCTTCCAAAGCAGCAGCAAACGCTTCTGTGATTTGAGCAGAAACGAATGATTGCAACCAAGCAGGTCCAAATTTTTCAGAGTCTTTAGGAATGACTACAAAGGCAGTCAATTTATTTTGAATACTTTCTTCTTCGTTGAAGGCTTGTTTCAATTGACCTTGAATTTCCCCATTGATCTTGCCCCAAACGGCTTGTCCTGTTTGAGTTGATTTGAGGAATTTAAGGCGGATGCCAGCGTTCCGCAATCCAAGGTGTTGCAAGAGCGGACGAGCTTTCACCATATCGTCAAAGATACGGTCGATAGTTTCTTGTGGGAAGAGTTTTTCTACTCCCACAGGGGCCGTTTTGTCGATGTCGTTGAAGAATTCACGAGCTTCAGCAGTCAATTTAGCATCATAAGGATTCATCGCTGAAACTTCCTCATGAGCAGCATGACGAGCTTGTTCCATCATTTCATTTGTCATCGACTCGATCATTTCGTTGTAGAGTTTCGCTTGTTCTTCTTGAGGTGCGCCATTTGTTACAGCGTTCAAAAAGTTCTGACGAATTTCGTTGAATTTGTTTGATAATTTCATTGTCATTATTATTTTTCCTTTCTAAAATGCAAAAAGACCGAACCCTTTAGGTACAGCCTTGTTTGTGTTATTTTCTGGACTTTCTGGAAGGGTAAATCTTTTTTGTACAAATTCACTATTTTTAAAAGTCTCTTTTTCAATCTGTCGAGCTTCCAGCTTATTAGCTACCAGCTCAGCAATTTTATCAACATCAGGAGTCATTGCTGACTTCATTTTGTCGATAAAGTCATGTGGAATCATTGGAGTTTCGCTTGCAGCAAATGTAGGAGCAATTTCTCCAGCAAACATGATTCTATCGGCAAATCCTTGATTTACTGCTGATTCAGCATCGAACCAGGTAGTCTTGTTCATCAGATCCAATAAATCATCCAATGCTTTGCCAGTCTTGTCGACATAAGCATTTGCGATAGATTTATTAAATCCTTCAAGCACTCCAGCTTCATGCAGTAGAGTGTTGTGGTCTCCACTAACATTTGATGATACATTGTGGATCATGATTTGTGCAGTAGGGCTAATTTCTACCACGTCACCAGCCATAGCGATGACGCTTGCTGCACTTGCAGCAATGCCCACGATCTTAACAACTACTTCCCCTGAGTAGGACCGCAGAGCGGTATATATTTCACTACCAGCATACACATCACCACCGCCAGAATTGATATGGACTTCAATGTCCTCACCAGTTTCCGGAAGCACGACATTCTTCGGAGCGGTATAATCCCATCCGAACCAATCATAGATCCAACTGTCATTGTTCGACACAATGGTTCCCTTAATCGGAATCACTTTCATCTTCTTTCTCACCTCCCTTCTCTACATCCTCACCAAGTTGATAATTCTTAGTGATCAGAGGCTTGTCGCCCCACGGTACAGCTTCAAGGCCAAGTTCCTCACGGACCTCATTGATGAGCATGGATCCAGAAGAAATCAGCTTGTCAATACTTTGAGCAAGAGAGAACTTGTCTCTTTGCCCTTCGCCAACAATGACAAGGCGCTTGTTGCTTTTATACTCGCTTTTACTGAGCAAAGCAAAGTTCAGACCATCGCTCATTTTTTTCACAAGTGACTGGTAGCAATAGCTATTAAACATCTTCTGACTATTTTCCAGATTAGCCATATCCCCATGCATCAACGCAGTGGGAATCCCTAATATATCGGCTACCTCATCATCAAATTGCCTGCGGAGCTTTTTGAGCTCGTCCACGGATAGGTTTGATGTTCCTGTAGTGTTGGTCAGCTCGGAATATTCCATTCCTTCTTGAGCTGGGACAATCGCTACTGTCTTTGTCGTAAATGATTTAAAGAGGCCGTCAGCATATCGTTGCATCTTTTCACGTTTTGATTCGTCAAAACTTGCATTCGTTCTAGTGCTGAGTACTCCACGGATTTGATTATTCCGTGCAAGTGCTTCAACCAGTCGAGTGTGTAGTTTTTCATAATCATTGAAGAGTTGAGTGAAATATTCTTGAAGACGATTGTTGTTGTATTGCAAAAAAATGACTTCATTCATCTTGAATGGTTTCTGGAAAGTATAGTTTTGACAGCTCACAGATGTGAATGTGTCATCAAACACAGCATATTTCTGTCGGATGTACGAGTCAGCAATCAATAACTGATCGTCATTCGACAAGAAAATTAGTACTTCATTCTTGGTCAATAATCGGTAAACCGCCTTTTGCCAAAACTCAGAAGCAGATTCATTCTTGTTGGGTCTTACATTTAGCAGATAATCCCAATCAGTAGCCTTCTTTTTTCCATTCTCAATGAACTTAAACTCAGACCTTGCAAAGATGCGGGCTACAAATTCAGCAGCCTTGTCAATCGACAGGCTCTTTAGTTGCAGATTTCCAAAGATCCGCTCCAGCTCATCAAATTCAAAACTGGGTTCCGGAACTTCTCGCTTGAATAAATTTAGCCATCCCAAGGCACCTCC